CTCACAAATAGAACCCCGTGTTTTAGCGTACTTGTGTGGAGACTTTGATTTCTTAGGTTTGGTCAGAGGCGGGATCGATCTTTACGAAGCACATGGCCGAGCGACTGGACTCTATAACGAGGATGAACCAATGAAGGATTTAGCCCCCGAACTTCGTCACTTATGTAAAGCCCGTGTGTTGGGTTTGGGCTACGGCTGTGGTCCGAAGAAGTTCGGCCAAGTGGCACAGGCTTTAACCGGTGGAAAGCTAAATATGACCGATGCTGAGAGCCGAAAACAGGTCAAAGATTTTAGAAATCAGAATCCTAAGATTGTCGAGCTGTGGAAGAAGTGCGAGGACCATATCCGAGAGGAGGCCAAGCATACTCCTGAGTGTGCAATCATGAACATGAGGTCAGGGAATATGATCCGATATTTCAATGTAAATGATAATGGCAAGGAACTGACCGGTCAGAAGGTAAGAGGGCAAGGATCGATGAAATTATATGGGGGCTTACTTACCGAGAACCTCGTTCAGGCAACAGCGAGAGATATTATGGCGGATTCCCTTCTCAAGATTGAAGCCGCTGGTCTACCCGTTGTCCTTCACGTCCATGATTCCGTAACTGTCGAAGTTGCCGAATCGGAGGGACAGGCGGCACTCAATTTAATGATCAAACTATTAACCGAAGAACCTCTTTATATGCCAGGGCTACCCTTGGCGGCAGAGGGGGAAATTAAAAACCACTACTAAATAAAATAAACTATGGCAGATACATTTGAAATCGAAAATTTCCCTTACCCTGAAGTGGGTGAATACGAAATACTGGGCTATTTACTTGGAGTATTAATTGTTGGAGACGATCCTTATACCGCAAAAATACATTTTTATTTTGAAGCAAGGGGAGTAAAAACAATTTTCGTATTAGAAGATTCCGAGCAGAATCATTATATCATCGATCAAATCACTAACCGGTTAAAAGACCAGTTATTAATTCAGTCAAGGCATGGCAGATTGGATGTGAAATTAATAGTTAAGAATGAAGACGGGCATCTGAATATCGACTTTCCGTAAAATGATTGAAAAGAAAGTAGAGACTAAAGGCCATGATGCTGTATTCGACAGCGTATTCGCATGGCGGGCGGAGGATAATAAAATATATGTCCGAGTTGAAGGGATGGGTAATGTCCGAACTTTATTTTTTGACCTCGATTTAATCGAACCGACAAAGGGCATACCTGTTTCCCCTCAGATTGAATCTAGGATACTCCGCAAAGAACTGGAATTAATTTCAGTAAACAAGGAGATCGAAAAAGCATCTGACGAAGTAATAAAGTTTAATGTTAAACTCGGGAAAGAACTAAAAAAGTTAGAAGAGAGAAAAGATAGGATCGACAAATATTGTGAGGATAAAAAGAGCGAGATAAAAGTTCTCACAGAGAAATGTGCAAAGCTCTCAGATCGGAATTTCATTAAGTCATGCACAGACTTCAGTAAAGCACTCCTAACCCATTTGTCGGAGAAATGAAACTCCTCCGCTCCATCGGCTTAATCGCCTTATTCGTCACCGCTGTGCTGACCATGTTCTACCTCATCATAGCGTTCACGGTAACCATTATTGACTCACTATTTAATACCATATGAACCACAAAATTATCGGACTAACAGGTCCAAAGGCGGTAGGTAAATCGACTTACGCCAAATCAATTGAAGGAGCGGTGATTCTATCATTTGCCACTCCTATTAAGGAAATGCTCAAGGTCATTCTGCCGGGGGAAAAGTATCTTCATTTTAAGGAAGAACCGATCCCCCAATTCCCCGATGGGATTAATGCCCGAAAGATGTTACAGACACTCGGTACAAGTTGGGGGCGAGATGGACCGGCGGGGAAGAATATCCCATATCCGAATATATGGGTGGACTTAGCCTATAAAGCGGCTCTCCCTTATATCGGTAAGCGAACCATCGTATTCGATGATATCCGCTTCCCTAACGAAGCATGGGCAATAATGAGATGGGGCAATACCCACAAAGTGCTTACCGAAATCGTTCACATCTCTCGTAAGGGATACGAGCCTGATCCGAATGATCACCATGTCTCAGAGGCGGGACTTCCAAAGGGGATAATAAATAAATGGGTGAGCGTGGAGGATGGGAAGAACTAAGGACATAGCCAAGCAAATGGCAAACGATGCCAAGCTCAGGAATATGCTCCTGAAAGTACCCGAGGATCATGACGGATTCAGCCAGTCCGAAATCGCCCGCAAAACAGGTATTCCACAGCAGACTATTTCCAAAATAGAAACCGAGGCAATCGGTAAGCTGACTGAATATATTCAGCAATTTATTAGGGACGAGGGGACTGATTAATGGCAATCCTATCAGCAGATATGGCGGGGTTCTTCGACCGACTCCCGCAAGGAGACTTTGGCCACCATACCTTTATTGCCCGCCTTACCCTCCGTGCCGCCATGCATCAATCAGACTTTGAAAAGGCACATGATTACTGCATCGAAGTGGCCAAGGAATTTTCCCGCCGACCACTCCAGCCAAACGAGATCCGCAATGCATTAACCGGTGCATATCAAATCCTGTCAGGTGAGAAGGTTATCAGCCCAACCAAGAAAGTATCAATTGATACCACAATCTCAACAAACTCAAAAGGTAAGCCCGAAGACCTCGAAATTCTACAACTCCGCTCCTCCGCCATTCCTTTGAATGCGGAGGAGGCGGTTTCCAAACTCTTTAAGCCTGACCAGTGGATAAACATCCAGGCGGATAAATATAATACCATGATCAAGTCAGCGGGCGATTGGGGAATATCTCAAGGGGTAGGGCAGATGGAATTTATCAGTTATAATCCATTCAAGGACATCGGTCCTCGGGTAAAAGAGAATGCCGGTGAGCGAATGTATCTAGTCCACGAAATCGATGATCCGACTTGGACGAAGGCTGATCAGATTGGACCGGCACTTGCCCTCGAATCAATCTGTCCGCTCAAGATGATAGTCGATTCAGGCGGTCAGAGTCTTCACTGCTGGTACGACTGGATACCTGGTAAAGCCGAGCAGTTTAAACATATGTCGATGAAGCTCGGAGCAGACCCATCGATTTATAATTCACCCCTCGGATTAGTCCGACTCCCTTGGGGAACGAGAAAACCGAAGACTGAGAAGGGTGAGAAGTATTCCGCCATTCAACCAATCCTGTTTTGGCGGGAATGATTAATACCCTACTCAAAGCAACCATCGTACGACGGTTTATTCAGCTAGGACTTCCCCCAGTTAAAGCGATGAGAATGGCTCACCGAATGAACGAGGGAGATGCTATTGTGCTTGTCAGAAATCACATAAATTTAAAGCCCCAAATAATTTTAACATTAATCAAAAATCACACAAAAAATAATGAGACCTGAAACAGACCCATATTATAAAGCACAGCTTAAAGCCATAGAACTGGAATATATGCTAGACAGCCCAACTGTCACCAATATGCCAAACCGATCTATTGAGACAAGGAATGACGATCCCAAACCACTGCCTGATATCATGTCCTTCGGCCAGTGCATGGAGTTCGCCACAAACCCCGCCAATGAGCTTGAGGAGATTATCGAGGGATGTCTGCACGAGGGATGTAAGATGATCATATCAGGCTCCTCGAAAGCGGGTAAAACATGGTCCTTGATTAACTTGGCCATCGCCGCATCCAATGGGATGCCTTGGCTGGGGATGCCGGTTAAGCAGAGTAAGGTTCTATACTTAGACTTCGAGTTAAAGAAGTTCTTTGGTACGGATCGAATAAAGCGAGTGGCCAAGGCGATGTTTAAGGGAAAGATGCCTCTAAACCCTCGGCTAGACTATTGGCCTTTACGAGGTCACAGGACTGAACTCCTTGATTTACTAACCAAGATCCGAGTGGAAAAAAGGAACTACGAATTAATTATCCTCGATCCATACTATAAGCTGGCAACCGGTATAGATGAGAACGATGCCAAAGCGGTAGGTGAAATCGTTAACCTAATTGAAGACTTCTCCGAGGAAACAGGTGCCGCAATAGTATTCGCTCACCACTTTTCCAAAGGTAATAAGTCAGAAACCGATCATATCGACAGAGCGAGTGGTTCAGGTGTCTTTGCCCGTGATCCCGATGCTATCCTAACCCTCACCGCTCACGAAGAAGAGGAACACCTAGTCCTCGAAACAACCTCACGAAACTGTCCATTCTCACCCCCAAAAGTCCTCGAATTCTCTGCCGATACCTTCCCCCTTTTCCAACATAAACCCGACCTCGAAGCTAAGTTCAGAAAGCCAGGACAAACCTCCACAATCCAAAAAAAGATTAATGAGGCCTTATCCGAGAAGTTCCTAGAGCTGTTAAAAGATAAGCCGATTAGCGGAAGAGAGCGAGCAATTACCCTCCTGAAAGAGCAAACAAATAATCGAATAGATAAACACATTTTTGCCAAGATTCTGTCCGAAATTAGGGACAAAGTTGACATCGAAACAGGCGGTCCAGGCAATCAAACTATCTACTCTTTGCGATTAAATTTAGAAGGCGAATAGGTTAACTATTTAATTGATCTGATAGTAGTCCGAAAAATCTATATATATATATATATATATAATATTAAATTCGGCCCACTCTCCAACATGAAAAAATACAGGCTGTTAGTAGTCCTCCTTCGGACTAATGCTTTGGCCCGTAAGCCGGCCCAAAAGCTAAAGCTTACGCACCAGTCCGCCAACCGCTTTAGGCGGCCGTACCAGGTGGACTACATTGCCAGCCTACAAGCTCACTCGATTAGAAGATTAAAACCGATCCATCAGCTTAACCGATTAACCGGCAGAACAGGTATCACTCAGCTTAACCAATCACTCGTTCAAAATATTATACCGGCAAGGAGGTATAAATATTCAGTTGGATCACTCGTCACATATTACACTCGGTCAATCACAGCTAAGAGGGCATTCAGAGGAATGGCGGGATTGGCTGTCTTGTACCCTAGCGTGGTAGATTATATAGGTTGGAGGGTAAAAACGCTCTGAGCGTCCTGTGTGGCGATTTAAACGCTATATATGGAATTATATGTCGGTATCCGAA